CTAAGGATTTAAGCGGCCAGCCTTGGTATATTCAAGCGGCTGCTTCGAAATTATTGCCACTTATGGAAAATGCAGCGTCCAAGGGAGGTGGTGCCACTAAAGTAGCAGCACCACGCATGGGAATCGGTAAATAACCCACTTTTACGCAATTCTAAGCCATCCTATAAACATTTACCACCCCTAACCCTCCTAGACTCCTCCATTAATTTTACGACCGCAATTAGAGCACGTCGCTGATACATTATTCCAGTTCATATTATAGCAACTACACAAGCGTTTCATAAGTCCCTACCTTGTAATAGATATCGAATTAAAATTAATTCGTGTGCGATCACTTCTAATGAATGTTTTAATGGTAGCGGAGGTTCATAATCTCCGGTAATAGGTTCCTTACTAGGTTCGTAATAATCCGTAACACTAGACCCGTCTACGGTTCTCACGCTTCCTCCCATCTTAGACCGTCACTTGCTTTCCATACCCAATAGTAGATCCCTTCTTTAGGCCAGTGAGATGCTGCTAAGAAATCTTTTAAGAGATAAAAGGATGATGTAGAATAGGACTCTTTTATTTTAGGTTCCTTATCAGGTATCCATTTAACTTCATCATCATCTTTTTGAATAAGAACTAAACGACTTGTTATCCTCACCCCCTCTTTTATACCCTTGTCTGTGTCTATGTTTACTTTCTCTACATTATCAACGGTTACTAATGTAGGTTCATCTTCCAATACCGTTAGGTAGGAATCACGCTTCTTCAATGGTGAAGAAACGTCAGGCTTTTTACTAAAGTCTTTTATCGCTTCCATAATTTAAGAAGAGAGGGATGGTTAATAAGTGATTGTGTATGGAAAAGAGTTATATAATGGATTAAAGTTTATTTGTTTATGCCTGTCGGAGTTTATCGAAAGAAAAATAAGAAAGGCCGTTTCATGTATTTTCGTGACGGTAAACTTATTTCCAAAAAATCCTACGACGCTTCCAAGTCTAGAAAACGCACAACCCGTAAAGGTGGTGTTCGAAAAACAGCAAGACGGGCATACGTTAAAAATAATACAAGGAGTAGATCAATGAAAAAATCAATACCACATCCAAGCGTTACAGGTATGGCGTCAGGATTAGCAATAGCCGCATACCTCAATGCCGGAACCGCATCAAGGATTACCAGTGGTGGAATCAAAATCCGTGGTGGAGATAATGTCATAAAAGATATTACCGATGGTGAATTAGGAAAAGCTTTCAATACTGTATCTAGTAATGCAATTAATATGATAGCATCGGATGAAGGCAGAAAAACATTAATCACCGCTGGCGGTGTAGCTGCTTTAGGTGCTTTAGTTCGTTCACGTTTCCCTCAATTAAAACTAGGAGGGTCAAAGTTATACTTTAGAGTATAAGGATAAAATAAAATGGTAACATCAATAACAAGAACATCAGACAGCACACCGACGGATAAAGTTTTTTTCTCAATGACGGATTTTATGTCGTCAGCGAGCCTCGGTAACATTCAAGTGCCTGAAGGAAGCACTCGTATATCGGCTATAGATTTCGCTTTTGCAAATCTAGAAGTAACCGGATATGTGGTTGTATGCAAACTTTCTGGATCTAATATGTCAGAACAAAATATTACTCTAGCGGGAGTTTCAGGTGACGGTGCGGACGGTCCAGCTACTACAACCGGTCGAAAAGACGTTAGTTATAGTGTCGCTGGCGTTAATAACATCGATTTACAACTAGCTATCCAATTCAATAATGCAGCCGTCGCCACTTCTACAGCGGTTACGCTTCATTTCGAATAATGACTAAGATAGGCAGTAACGCCCAATTTAGTAGTGCCGGTTTAGGTATTACTTATGTAGGGGATTACGCTTATGCTTATTCTGGAACTGTAGAGGTAACAGGGACAACTAATCCAGTGACTATGTTATCTTTTCAAACTGGTAAAGAACTTATTAAAGCCGTAGTTCAATTTCATTACCTCGAAGCCGGTGGTAATGATTTAAATTTCTTTGTTAATATAAATGGAATAAGGGTTGCTTCTCAAAGTATAGGTGGCGCTAAAGAATATTATCATTCTCCTTTAATATTGATTATACCTCCATTATCATTAGTTGAATGCAGCGGCTTAAACATAGATGCTGCCACCGCTAGAGATTCGAGTGTTACCTTTAGTGGTAGAGTTTACTAATGAGTATTGCAGCTAGTAGATCATTACAACGAGCAACTGATAACCAGATATATGGTTGGTCGGGTTCTCAATCTTTAACTAATTCAGGGACTACACTTCTTGATTACTACAACCCCGCTGGCTTTTATCTAACTAGAATTACTTTAGCTTTTGATTATTCAACTATGAATGTAAATGATGTATTAAGTTATATTATCCAGATAGACGGTGCTAATTTATTTGTCTGGAAGGCTACCATGACCGAATTTGTTTTAGGGATACAACCACAACAACTCGAAGTTGTTATTGGTCCTAATTCAAAAGTATTAATTACATCAGCTCAAGACCAAAATAGAGGGACTGCGTCTTGTGTTTTAACAGGTTTTAAAGTATGACCCCAGCCCAGATAGAGACTAAATTTAGCTACGAAAATGGTTTAGAAATTGCTAAACTAGTAATGCCGGTGATCTCTCCTTTTGTTCAAGGTTTACTTTGGTATGGATTTACTAGAATGGATAAAAGAGCCGATGCTCTAAATAACTTAATTGCTTTTGCCGAAATAATACCGGCTGTAGATCTAAACCTTCCTAAAGGAGTTGTATTAGCTGCATTATACGATAAGACCGGAGACGCTATGGCACTAATAAATGATTTAGTTCAAGGTCTAAAAGATATACCGGCCGCAGTTAAAGAAAAAGTTAAAGATATAGAAGAAGATATTAAAGATATATTACCGGATGTCCCCGAACCTATAATAGAAACTGTAGAAGCAACTCAAGCAACATTAACAGCATTAGCGGATTGCAATAATAATGCTAGAAAAGAACTTGGTATTCTTTATAATGTTTTTACTGCGGTTCCTTGGATAGCATCTTGCATGACTCAAAAGGGATTCCCTGTTACTACTAAATGGATTAAAGAGCATCTTGGATTATGACCGATCAAACATTCTATATCATCTGGATGTTAAGCTTTGGTCTCTACTTATTGATCTATACCTTTTGGATACCATTAAAAACTCAACTACGGATAGAAAAATGGTTAAGAAGTAGCGAATCTGATGATACTCTTCTCTTATCTTTAGATGTAATCGTAAAACAGATACGAGAACAGATGTTACACGACTTTGAAGAATATATGTTACCTAAAGCTAGAGAGAATTTACAAAAATTTTGGTCCGGTGCAATGGGTAATGCAGCTAAGGAACTAGGAAAAACAGAAGAAGGATCTAATCTATCAATACTTTCAAACATGGCTAAGGATTTAAGCGGCCAGCCTTGGTATATTCAAGCGGCTGCTTCGAAATTATTGCCACTTATGGAAAATGCAGCGTCCAAGGGAGGTGGTGCCACTAAAGTAGCAGCACCACGCATGGGAA